ACTCATTTTGAAAAAATAGATGAGGTTGGAAATGTTTATAATAGATTAGTATTGTTCGATGCTAAGAACATCCATGCTGCTACTCAGTATTTTGGAGATGCAATAGATAACTCAAGATTCTTCCACATGTTCTTTTTTGACGTATAATAACTTAATAATATAATATGAAATTTCAAATAATTACTAGAAGCACTAGACTAAATAATTTAGAAAAGGTTAGGGATTCTGTTTTTAACAACATACCAAAAGGATGTAAAGTAACTTGGCACATTGTATTCGACACAAAAGTATTAAAAGATATTGATGCCGAATTATTAAATAGACTAAGCGATGAAAATACACAATTCCACTTTAGAAAAGGGGATGGATGGGGACTAAGCCAATTAAACCCGATAATTCAAAAATTAGAAGGTTGGATCTATCACTTAGATGATGATAATATTCTGCATGAAAATTTCTACAGTACCATTAAAAAAGCAAAGTTAGAAGATAAAAAAGCGGTTATCTTTTCACAAAAAGTCGGAGGTATCGATTTTTCAGGAGTTGACATTAGATATGCAAAACCTGAAAATGTTAGAGTAAGAGAAATTGATCTAGCACAATGGCTTATACACTCAAGCTTACATAAAGATAATTTGTATGGTTCAGGATATACTGCAGATGGAGAATTTATAGAAAAATTACATAACAAAAATCCAGAGCAATTCTATTTTATTGAAAATGTATTATGTTATTATAATGCACTTGAAAAGAAATCATCAGCTAAAGTTCCGAAGATTCTTTATATAGGTCAAGATGAACCAGAATTAAAATCATATAAAGTTTTATATTATGAAGCCGATAATTTAGAAGTAAAATATCTAAAATCTGACGAAAATATAAATATACATCTTTCTGTTTTTAAACCTGATTGTATTATTTCTCGTGGAGAAAGTTGGCAAGAATTTCCATACCTTGCTGCAATGCCTCTACAATTTCGTAGAAAATGGATTAATATTCCAAATAATGTCTCTATCGAAGAGGTAGGTCAATCAGCATATCAATGTTCTATGAACACGATGTTAAGCCCGGATTCACTTGAAGATTCAGAAATGGTTTCATACTTTACTCCAATATATAACACTGGAGATAAACTCTGGAACACGTACAAATCATTACTAGATCAGACCTATTCAAATTGGGAATGGGTACTGGTAAACGATTCAGCAGATGGTGGTAAAACCTTAAAAATCGCTGAAGAAATTGCGAGTAAAGATCCTCGAGTTAAATTATATGACTTTAGAGAAAAAAGTGGAGGTAATATCGGAGAAGTAAAGTGGAGATGTTGTACTCTTGCTAAAGGATTTATTCTTGCAGAATTAGACCATGACGATTTATTAGTTCCATGGTGTACTGAAGATTTATATAAAGCAGCAAAGAAACATCCAGAGGCTGGATTCTTTTTTAATGACACGTTAGAGGTTAATGAAAATTGGGAATGTCAAACATATCCTGAAGGATTTGCTTTTGCGTATGGATCTTATAGAGATGAGGAGTATAATGGACAGATGATGAAAGTTGCAACTCAACATAATATCAATCCCAAAACAATTAGACATATTGTTGGTGTTCCAAACCACGTAAGAGCGTGGAGAAGATCGACCTATTTTGAAATTGGTGGACATAATAGAAATCTTACAATAGCAGATGATTATGAATTGATCGTAAGAACTTTCTTAAAAACAATAACATGCAAAATTCCTAAATTAGGATATGTTCAATTTTTATACAATAACGCAACTGGACAAAACACACACGATTTAGCTAGAGCTGATATTCAAAGAAGAGTAAGAACAATTTCTTATTATTATAATGAACAAATCAAAGATAGATTTGAAGAACTTGGTTTAAAGGATTGGGCTTATGATGAAAATCCTGAAGCACCTTTAAATACAGAACCTAGATACGGAGAATCTGAAATGGCTGCAAATATAACATACACTGAAAATGAATAACATATTCGTTAAAATATGGGTTCACAATAGAGAAGTCGATCTTATGGTCGACTTCTTATTGGATAGAACAAAAGAAGTACCTCATTATTTTATCAGTATTTCTGATGTACCTCAATCAATAACAGGAGGGTGGGTTGAATTGTCTATATCATTCACCGATTATTTAAAACTTAGACAATCTCACGACCACCTAGATTTTTTATCTGAACTATAAACTTTTTTAAAAATATCCATATAATTAGTATATGGCAAAGAATAAAAAAGAACAGAAGATATACGTAGTTAAACCAAAGGTAGGAGAATGTTATCATTTTAGATTTGCGGGAAGTCCTATGTTTGGTCCGATTATTGAATTAAATGAAAGTTTAACTAAACACTATGGACATGCTTGGTTTTGGATGACAGACGATAAAGATCGGAATGGAACTAAGTGCCGATATCCTGTATCAATTTATAATATTTCTAAAGATTTAAAAGATGTATAGTCAAAAAGAATTAAAATCGATGTTGTTTATCGATATTGAAACCGTTTCAGAATTCAATAGTTATGATTCATTTAAAGCAACAAAACCAAGTATTGAAAAATACTGGTCTAAAAAAGCAGAACAACACAGATCTACAGAATCACAATTACGATTACTTAGTGATAGCGAACTTTATGATAGAATGTCAGCATTATCTCCAGAATTCGGAAAGATTATTGTTATCTCTATTGGTCAAATAAAATTTGATGAAAGCGGAGAGTTTTCATCATCAAAAATTAAGTCTTTTTATGGAGATGACGAAGCTCAAATTCTTAAAGAATTTATGGGAACCGCTCAATCGATTTTTAATGCAAATCCAGGAATTCAATTTATTGGACATAATATTAAAAACTTTGATTTTCCATATCTAATAAAAAGAGCCATTATAAATGGCGTTAAAGTTCCTGTTCAATTTCATTTACAAAAGAAAAAACCATGGGAAAACTGTTTATTAGATACTTATGAGATATGGAAATTTGCAGGATGGAGTAGTACTTCCCTTGATTTAATTTGTGATTGTCTTAACATTCCTTCCCCTAAATTAATCATGAAGGCTGAAAATACAACACCAGAATATTGGAATGGAAATCTAGAAAAGATTAAAGAATATTGCGAAGGTGATGTTGTTGCAACAATGAACGTGATGTTAAAAATATCAGGTCTACCAATACTTTCGTAACCATGAAGATATGGGCATATGTAACAGTCTGGAATGAGGAGCGTATGCTTCCTTATTATCTAAGACACTATTCTAGTTTTTGTGAAAGAATAATTGTCCTAGATAATGAATCAACAGATAACACGGTAACACTATGTAGAGAATGGGATAATGTTGAAGTTCGAACATATAGTACCGGAGAAACCTTTGACGATTATGTCCATTTAGATTTAAAGCATAAATGTATTGAAGAGGCCAAAGGAAAAGCGGATTATATTATTGTAAGTGACTGTGATGAATTTATAATACACCCAAATATTATCGAATTCTTGCAACAATCAAATTCACCCGTAATATTTCCAGCAGGGTTTCAAATGGTATCACAAAGTTTTCCAGAATCTCATGGTCAAATATACGATGAAATCGGGCATGGAACTCCAGATCCATGGTATTCGAAGCCCATTTTAATTAATCCAAACCTAATAGAATCTTTAGAATGGATTGAAGGTTGCCATGAGATTGAACTAAATTCTAAATTAAATGGAGATATAGTACATCCAGTTCCGGTTGAAATTAGACCAGTTGGCGAATGGAATGGACATCCATGGGGTAGATGGAAAATGCAATTTGAGGTTTTAGAAACATTTAATGATTTTCCTATAAAACTATTACATTATAAATTTATGGGCAAAGAATATGTTGAAGAAAGATATCGACTATATGCTCAAAGAAATAGCGAATCAAATAAAAATGCAGGATTAGCAATACATTATAGTGAATCTTTAGAAAATAATACAATACAATCTAAAATAGATGAGATTCAATCTAAAGCAATCAAGGTTAATTGTTAATAACTTTAACAAAAAATTAACATAAAAAGTTTTACCGATTGAAATATTATGTTTATATTTACATATCAAATTAAAGATAACAACTATGGAAGACGATTTTTACGAAGGATTTGAAGAAACATTCGACATTGAATCAATATTAAAAGATACTCGTATGCAAGAAATATTATATGATTTAAAACTTAAGCTAGCAAACGAAAACTATAACATGATAATCAAAAATGGAATTGATATTCATGAGATGATTTATCGAGGAATTAGCATCGCACCTCTGGTAAATACGCTGAATGATATGTTAGCTATATTTGTAGAATTAGAGGAATATGAAAAATGTTCTAAGATTAAAAAGATATTAGACGAAATTAACAAAGGAGCCTAAGCTCCTTTTTTCTTTAATATATAATATAGTAATAAAGTAATAAAGTAATATGGAAGACGAAACATTAAAAAGAATTGCTGATAGTTTAGAGCGCATCGCGACACTTTTAGAAAATAAGCAAGTTAGAGAAATTAATATCCATAAAAAATCTCAAATTGCCGAGAAAAAAGAGAACGCGAAAAAACAAGTTCGTACCCGACCTATTCCTGAAAGAAAACAAACTATTAGGGTAAAAACAGTAGCACCAAACTCTTCAAAATAGCCTAATGAATTATTATGAAACTCTTAACGTTTCTAAAAATGCTTCACAAGATGATATTAAAAAATCATATAGAAAGCTTGTAAAGGAACACCATCCAGATAAAACTGGAGGGGATGACACTAAGTTCAAACAAATCTCAGAAGCTTACGAGATTTTAGGAGATCCTACAAAAAGAAAACTACACGATAACAAGAATTCTGGATATACTGCTTTTAGAAGACCAGACCAAAGAGCATATAATAGTGATCAATGGGAAGATCTGTTTTCTACATTTGGCGGAGATTTCACCGATATGTTTAATCAATCATTTGGCGGAAATGCTAGAGGTTCTGATGTCAGAGTGTCACTAAATATAACAATAGAAGAAAGTTATGAAGGAACAAGAAGATATGTCGATGTCGGAACTGGCGGCTTCAATATTAATATCCCTAGAGGAATTCCAAACGGAACTAAACTCAAGGTCCCTGGAAGAGGAGCAAAACACCCAATCAATACCGGAGCCCCAGCAGGAGACGTAATTTTAACAATAAATGTTCTACCAGATGCTGATTTAATAGTAAATGGTAATGATATTTATGTCGACCTCAGTCTATCATGGATTGATATGTTATTAGGAGGTGATTTTGAAGTTAAAACAAAAGTACACACTGTAAAGATTAAAGTCCCAGAAGGTTCTCATGATTTTAAAATACTCAGGGTTGTTGACAAAGGAATGCCAATATATAATCAAGAAGGATTTGGTAATTTAATGGTGAAGCTTAGAACTTTACCGATTCATTTAACCGAAGACCAAATTGAAATACTTAAAAAGATTAAAAATTTGTGATGGATGATTTAGACGAGTACGAAAACAACGAAACAAAATTCATTAAAAAGTTACATGAATCTTCAAGAGAAGATATGATGGAACTAATATATAGTTCTATAATCAAAGACAAGATGGGAGCATTAAATCATAACGCTCCAGTTGAAGATAAAATAGAAGGTGTTCAAAATGTACTGAATTTCTTTAAAGAAAGAGAAGAATATGAAAAGTGCAAAGAACTCAAAAAAATAATAGACAAACTTTCATGCTTATAATTAAAGTAGATAATCAAAATATAGAAAAGGCGCTTAAAACTTTAAAGCACAAAACTTTTGCCACCAAACAGCTTAAAGAACTTAGGGAAAGAGAGGAATATGTAAAACCTTCTGTCACTAAAAGATCAGAAAAAAGCAAGGCAAAATATAGACAATCATTCCAGGACGAATAACTATAATATAATGGTATAGTACCATTTTTCACCCGGAGATTGACAAATACATTGCCATCTAAATATATACATTAGATTGCTACTTTAAGTGGCTTCTAATAAAAACAATATTAAAAGATGGAAAATATAACAGGAGAGGAAAGAGACTCTCTGATGAGATCCAGCTACTACATAATTACCCGCAACTTTACAAAAACCGTTAATAGGTTTGTTGTATACCAAGATGGTAAAAGTACAATCGATATTCCACATGGAATCGGACAAAGAAGTAAATTCATTGATGTCCTAATCGAGTATTTTGTTGCGCTCGAAGAATACGAAAAATGCGAAACACTTAAGAAATTGAAAGACCTTGTCATAATGGCGGGCGACTAAATATATCTCAATTTATGCAGAAAAAGACTAATTCAGAACCAACACCTAGTGTTAAACGAATGTCAGTTAAAGAAGACAATATCAAACATGTTAATTTACGAGACAATCAAAGAGAATACGTCCAACAGATTCTTAAGAATCAAATCACATTTTGTTCCGGCCCGGCCGGAACCTCAAAAACATTTACTGCATGCTACACATCCTTATTGTTACTTGCTGAAAAAAAGGTCAAGAAGATTATTTTATGTAAACCAATCCAAGAATCTGGAGAAAAACTAGGATTCTTACCAGGAGATATTGCCGATAAAATTGATCCATACATGCAATCTTATATTTCTAACTTTAAGAAAATTGCAGGTGATGAATTAATCGAAAGCCTTATTCATTATGGTTTAATAGAATTCAAACCACTTGCTTTCATGCGAGGAGATACTTTTGATGATGCCTTCATGATTTTAGATGAGGCTCAAAATGCAACATTCAAGCAATTAATGTTATTCACAACAAGAATGGGTAAAAGTTCTAAAGTTCTAGTAACTGGAGACGTTAGTCAATATGATATACCTAAAGCACATGCTGGATTACCTGGATTTATGCAATTAATGAAAGGCGTAAATGGTGTTGGAGAACATATCTTCGGAAATAAAGATATTGTTAGAGCTAAAATACTTCAAGAAGTTGTAGATCGTTACGACAAATGGAGAATTGATAATCCTGAAAAATAAAGAAACAATCTAGAATCCATCTATATAATATGTATAAAAATATATAGATGGAAACTAGACAAATATTATTAAAGTCATCATATTCTGGTGACGAATCAGTTATAGAAATTGGGCTTGATGAAGCAGGTCGCGGAGCTCTTGCAGGACCTGTTACAGTCGCAGCATGTATTATGCCATTTGGATTTGAGAATCCACTAATTAAAGATTCTAAATTACTTAATGAACAGCAAAGAAAAGATGCTAGAAAAATTGTTGAGGAGAATGCACTAGCGTACCATATCGAACACATCTATCCAGATGAAATAGAATCAACAAATATTCTTAAAGCCACCTTAATCGGAATGCAGCGTTGTCTAGAAAATGTCCAATCCAAATTCAAATTTGATTTTATATTAGTCGATGGAGATCAATTTCATGGATTTGAAGGTATGCCATTTGATACAATAGTAGGTGGAGACAATAAATATATCTCAATTGCTGCTGCAAGTATCTTAGCAAAAACCGAAAGGGATGCTATGATGAAAGATTTGGACATTGAAACTCCGGGATATGGCTGGAATTCAAACAAAGGATATGGAACAGCACAACATATTAAAGCAATTAAAGAAATGGGTCCTAGTGAATCTCATAGACCTAGTTTTATATCACACCTTTTAACCGAGACCACCTCATTATTCTAATGAAGAGTCTAATATATGGAATCCTATTATTTTTATTAGGACAATCGATGATATGGTTTCAAACTAATGGTCAATTCGTATGGCCATGGTTTAAAAAGAATCCAATCATAGTTGCACTGATAGGAGGAAGCACAATATCTTATATGTTTATTGTTGCAACTCGATTAGTTGCTGAATATTATGGAGGAGAGATATGGCCCGGTAGGTTTTTAGGATTTGCGACAGGAATGGTTGCCTTTTCAATATTAACCTACATCATAATGGGAGAACCTCTAACTACAAAAACGGTCGTTTCATTAATAATATCCTTAGTACTTGTATGCATCCAAATTTTTTGGAAGTAAATTGTTAATAACTTTTTGAAAATAATTCACCCGACATTTTTTTATGTCGGGTTTTTTGATTATATTTACATATCAAATTAAAACAAACGAATTATGACTTACACAAATTTTGACAGACACGAAAATATGAATGATGAAACTCGATTCGAAATTCTTTCTTTAATTAAAGAAGTATCGTACTCAGAAGAAATCGAAGATGAAGCATCTTTCAATATTCAAAACAAACTTTACGGTTTATTTGATGGATATTTATATGCAGATCTTCAAATTGAAGCCCTAAAATTAACAACAGAATTAGCATCAAAAATTATCAGAATCTTCGATATCTGTAATCGTTACCCTAAATTAGAAACTTTAAATCAATAATCATATGGAAACTTTTGAAAAAATACAAGTAATAAAAGAATTAGTAACGAGATATTTTGATGAAAATGCAGGTAGTACTATCGGATGGTTAACTTTAGCAAATTTAACTGAAGATGAAAAAGCCCACATCATTAATATAGGTACTTCAATACTTTGTACTAAATGGGATATTGGTTATCCAGGTGGTGGATTTGTACAAGCATTCGTAAATAATGATTTGATGAGAGCTATTGGAAGTGCAGATGGAATTTCATACAAAGGTTTTAAATTCTTTGCACAACTGATGTACAATGTTGGAATGCCAGTTCTAAACTAATTTAAGTTATCTAATATAAAATATATGAATGTAAATTACGGATACTGTTGTATCAATCTAACACTAGACAAAGCTGGCATAAAAATTGGCCGCTCGATGATTAAGAAAACATTTGATGCTCGAGGAATCAAATATGCTGGTGAACTTGCAGAAGCAAACGTTCGAGACATGATTGAAATTATTAAATGGAATAATAAGAACGGAGTTAAAGTGTATCGAATGTCTTCAAGTATGTTTCCATGGATGTCTGAATATGAACTTACTGATTTACCAAATTGGTCAATAATCGAAAATTTACTTAAAGGCGCCGGCTCTCTTGTTCAAAAATATGGTCAGCGAGTTGGATTCCATCCAGGTCAGTTCTGTGTTTTACCAAGTCCAACTCAAAAAACAGTAGATACAACAATCAAAGAATTAGACCAGCATGCATTTATCATGGACACAATGGGGCTTCCTGCTAATCAATATTATTCAATGAATATTCATGTTGGTGGATCTTATGGTGACAAAGAAGCTGCAATACAGAGATTTATCGATAACTTTAAATTGTTATCTACATCAGCACGGTCAAGATTGGTTGTCGAGAATGATGATAAACCTGCACAGTATTCAGTATCGGATTTATATCGAATTTATGAGGCAATAGGAACACCAATCACATTCGATTACCATCACCATAGATGTTATGAAGATCCGATGCCAGAAGAAGATGCTCTTCGACTAGCCGCTTCAACATGGCCCGAAGGCATTCGACAGCTATGCCACTATTCAAGTGCAAAGAAATTACATGAAGATTCTAGTGCTATTATCAGAGCACATGCAGATTACTTATATGAGTACATCGAAACTTATGGAATGGAACTTGATATTGAAATAGAAGCTAAAGCAAAAGAATTGGCCCTACAAAAATACGAAAAGGATTTTACCTTAATATATAGCTAAAAATATAGAATATTCTGTGAAACAAAAAACGATTGAACTTGACAAAATTAAAAAAGATGTCAGTTTATTTATAGATGCTCTCAAAAAAGAGGGTATTGAGACAAAAGACATGTCTAAACTTATAACTTCAGCTCTTATTGAAAAAAGAAAGTTGACAAAAGAAGAGGGAAAACATGTAGTTTCACAGCTTAAAAATATTAGCAAAACTCTCGGACTGGCGACTATATTTCTGCTACCGGGAGGTTCTATATTCTTTATATTAATTCACTATCTTGGTATACGAGATTACTTTTTATCAGATAGTTTTAATT